TTAGTGAGAACTCGTCTGCTTCTGGAAAAAAGTTTAACGATGGCTGAGATCCTGTTACATTTAGATTAGAATTACAAGGTCTCCAATGATAAAACGCACTTACTCTACTAGATGCTTCTCCATCAGCGTCAACTGCATCGATAAATGAATATTGATCTGATCCAAATCTGTGCATATAAAACAATATAGGTTTACCAATATATGGTTCTTGATTATCGTCTACACAATACCCCCATAGAAAATTAGTGAAGGAATTCTGGTCATCATTGAACATTCTTTCGAATTTCATATGCTCGAACGGAATTTTGTAATTAAAGATCCCCCCTGCATATACATCGATACTATTATTTCTAAACTCTTCTTTACCCCAGTCCTTTGCAAATAACTGACTATGATTAGCAGATAAAAATGTATCTAATCCTTCGTACGTGTATGTTACTTCACGGAAAGGTAGTGCCGCATCTACTTCACTATCATTTACATCAACAAAATCTGATATATCATACGATCCCCCATCATCATAAAAGTCGTCAAGTGTTTGTACAACAATAGTGTCATCGTCTTGATTTACGTATGCTGTTAGGTTAAACATTTTAAACAGACCAGTTACAAAGTCTATAACTTTCATCTTTGGCATCTGCTGAGTCATATTAAATGGCAATACGGCTTCTAACGTATAACTTCCACTATAGTAATCGTCGATAAATGGACCATCTCCTTGTATATCTCCTTCAGCTATGATTCTACTTTGATTAAAAACCATTTGCTGATCTACTGTTATCTGTACACTATATGGCATACCTACTGCCGCATCTGTGACGGTTCTTGATCGTGTCCCAGTACCACTACCACTAGAATAGATTGACGTACCAAATAAGAATATTTCAAAACTATACGAAACAGTTGTATATCCACTAGCAGGAGTTAACGTAACAGTAAATTCTAGATCCTCTCCTTCTGTTAAGAAATATAAGAAACCATTACTCATATACGTTTCTAATCCAGAACCACTAGTCCAGTCTCCGTCGTTTATTAAATGAGTGAACTCGGTAGTTTGTCCTACACTTCTAACTTCTCCTTTTGCTCTATGTAACCATAGGTACAAATCTTTATACGATGTATTAGTTTCGTTTAAAAAGTCTGTACTGAAAGTAATACCATACTGCTCTTCTATTGCTTTCATTATGATAGAAACTTTCATAGCGTATTTTAATTGATTCCATTTTACTCCGTGTAAATGAGAACCAGATCCACTAGAACTATGGTATCTAATATTACCAGTGTCTGCGATGTTTTCTCCTGTTCTATAATACAATCTTTGAGTATGTGTTAACAACGGAACTTGTACAGGGTTTATATATGTAACTGAGTCTATTGTTTTACTCTTGCTTAACGTAAGATAGTCACGCATATACGTTGGCGTAAATGTAATATCGTTTCCTGCTTGATCGGTATTGAAATTATTTAGCCAAGTCAGATCCTGTAACTTGTCATCTCCAAACTTGTTTTTTAATGATACTGTGTTACCGAAGAACGTTACCTTGTAAGTGTGTGCAACTTTGTTTTTTAGTTTTACTCCTTCTAGTTTTATGAATCCTTTTTTATAAGGCAAATGATTTAATTCTATTCTAGCCGTTACTCTTACTCTTGCATCAAATCCTCCAACTATATCAAAATTGTAATAATGCTTGAACAGTTTGTTATTACTTTTACTAGCAGGTAAACTAAACGTCTTTGTAAATTCAGTGAATACTTTACTTACGTCCTTAACATTTTTAATTGTGTCAGTGATCGATACGCTCTCATCTTTAAACATATCAACCCTAGTACCTTCTATATATAACTGGATCGTTTGCATCTATCTAATGTTTTGTATTTCGTCATAAGCGTAGTCTAGATCTAAAGTATAGTCTACTAACTTATCGTTAACTGATGTCTTAAATGTTAAACTATCGGATTTTACAATAACTGGGTATACTTTGTCGTCTAATTCTATCCAGACTAACTCACTTTGCATTATTTCTTGCATTATGTCGTTATACGATTGATCTACATACCCTGTATTAATTGTGATACTGCGTTGTCCCTGTACATTAAAGTTTCTTCTAGGGTGTAATGTTTTGTCATAACTTCCGTCTAAGTCTACAACTGCACGTTTAAATGATTCTCTTTTAGTTTTTAATGATTCTACCGATTTTCTAAAGAACCAGACATTTTGTTCCGCACCCCAACGATTAAAAAATATAACTTTGATTGGCTGATATCTACATTCCGATAGTGTTATAACCTGTATGTTTCTTAATCCGTCTGTTGTGTCTATAAGCACTTGATCCACGTCCGATATGTCAAACTCTCCTAAGAATGATTTAATACAAGCGTTATCCTCATACGTTCCACTACTAGTATACACACGATCTCTAAAACCATCATAATCACTATTTTCGTTTGTTACATATTCTATACAATAACTAGTACCTGTTCCTATATTTTGTGTTTTCATAACATCGCCTCTGTACATAAATGTTACACGACTTGTGTTATTAAGATCTACAGGTATTTGTATTGCTGAGTCATCTAAACGATATATAACGTCATTACTTTGCATATATCCTCGTGTCGTAGTAGGATTATAGCCATCTAAGAAATAACCATAGCCGTCCATAATAAAACCACTTTCAGTTATTGTACTACCTTGCTGTACATCAAATCTATCATAAAATTTCAGTGACGTACTATAACTTTTACTATGAGTATACTTACCTGCACCTCCACTATTTCTTTCTAATTGAATTTCAAGATAGTCTCGCATCAATTCAGATATTTCGTACAAAACATTATTACTAGGATCAGTGTCTTTAGTAATTGTATACCTCAACGTGCCTCCAACAGTTATTTCTAACGTCGCTTTTACGATTGTACTACCTTGTTCATTTTCAGCTATATAATACGGACTTCTAACTAATACGTTTGCCATTGCTTATTTATTTAATTCTATTGTTAATACTGCCCTTGCATCTTCTGTAAATGCTGTTGCTAACGTAACAGGCAATTCCTTTTTCATTCTGTTAAACGGAGTGGTTAAGAACAAACTTGGTTTCATTCCGTTCATATAGATCCCCCTAGCTATTGCAAATAATACTGACTTTCTAGGTATAAACTTTCCTTTCTCGTCTCTCGGTGCAATACCTCTACGTACTGACCACTTGTCTAGTGATTTAGTAGGAGGCATTTTGTTTGTATACTTATACGGAGTGTTATACTTTTTCTTGATCCCACTTACACCTTTGTCAACGAACGCACCATAGTTTGCCATTTGTATATTTGTAGACAATACACCATCAGCGTATATAGGTTCTCCAGACTTAAGACTTTCTAATAGTCTCCCACTAGCGTTTTTGTCTTGTCTAATTAGATTTCGCTTTGCTCTGTCTATAACTATATCCGTCCAGACTCTTAATGCTTTCTTAGTGTTTAACAAGTCCATTAGCAAATACTTATGTCGTTTTCTACATATGCTGAGAACGTGTACGCCCAACCTGCTAACTTATTTTCAAAACGATCCGTAAATGGTTCGCAAGATCCTAAACCTGTTAATTCAAATTTGTTTGTTCGTAACGATGCTCTAGACAAAGACTGGTTCAGAAGGTTTACTACAGCTAACTGAGTGTTTAATACATCTTGTTCGTTATCGATACCAAAGAACGTGTTATCTGTTTCTATTGTGTTATTGTTGTCTGGTATACTGACTCCCTTATCTACGTGTACTACATCCATTGCTAGTACTGTAATACTGAACGTTAGTGTTCCATCGTTTAACGTAACGTTGTTTACCATAACGTGTGCTAGTGGAAACATAGTTTGTTTATTTAGATCTATTTCTGTTATGTCTCCGTATGTTACTGTGTTTACATCATCTAACGTTAAGAGGAAATCCCTAATTGCTGACGTAACTCTATAAAATGCTTGACTACCTTTGGCTAAACTCATCGCTTAAACTTTTGTTTTATATTTTTATTTTCAATGTCTGACTTTTCTTTTTCGAAACTAAGTGCTAACAAACACGTGTGTAATTTCATTGCTGTGATATCTTCATATCGTCTAACATCTCCTTGAGCGAGTGCGTAAACTGATTGATACCAACCCCATTTCTTTGCAAATCCTCTGGTAAGG